CAGGGATGGCCTAGACATTTCGACCAGGCACAAAAAAGCCGGGACTTGCCCGGCTTGTGGTGGCTTTATCGGGACGCTATCGCGCGCCGGTCCAATTCTCGATGCGGTGTCTATCCATCGCTTCGGCTTGGCCGGTTTCGATAATGTAGCGCGCCGTGTCGGTCATTGTCCGGTGACCGTTAACGCACAACGATAGATAGGACTCGGAGACACCGAGCGCGACCGCCACGAATGGCCGGCCCCCGTTCGCCTCGATGGCGGCGTTTAGTGTTTCGTCTTTCATGCTGCACATCCCTCGCAAATTTGAACGGCATAGCTAAAGCCATGAGAGACGATGACAGGGTACCGGTCGCCGTTATCCATTGTCCGCGCCTCTATGGTGTCCGGTTTACTGCTACCGATTCGCTTCGTTTTCTTGGCGTACCGGTCGCCCTTGGCGATTGCGTCGCCGCAATTGTCGCAAGTGTACGCCTTGCGCGATTTCGTCAATTTCATTACACGCCACCCGTCAGTTGATAAAACGAGATGACGATGAACGCCGCCCATCCCATACCGGAAGCGAACGCCCACGCGGCCGTGCGCGCCTTTTGCCGGCTTGCGCGCTGAATCTCGGCGCGTATCCGCTCGGCCTCATCCCGGCGCGTTTCCGCGAAATCACGCGGCAGCCCGGCAATCTCTGGATGCCGCTTGGCGCGAAATTTTAGGACCGCGCCCGTTTTGTTTTGGTTTTCCGTTTTCATTCTATGCAACCTCCCTTGTCGCAATGATTCGAGAATCGATAACGAAGCCGCTATCGCTATTTTTGGCCGGTCCCTTGGCACGCAATCCAATCACGACCGGGCCGGCGTTTACGTTCACAAGGTCGCTAGCGTCGCCGTCGATTACTTCACGGCCGAGGAATTGCGCCGGTAGTCCATTCTTGAACACGGCCGCAATCGGCACGGCATGCTGCAGCGCGATGTCTACCTGTTTCGCATACTGCCGGCGGCCGCTATACGAAAACATCAACCGGTAATTGTCTGGCGTGCGCCCTAATCGCTTGGCGCGTTTGGTGTAGTCGTAGAAGAAAATATCCGGGAATGCCTGCGGGATGCCGTGCGTTTCCCAATCGATGTCGGACAGCACATTAAGCCGTGCGACCGGCTTTACATTCTGGCGCGCACATAAGTTTTGGAAGCGGTCCAACTCACCGCGCAGTCGGTCGAGGAATTGCGCCCGGTCCGCGTGCCATAAATCGGCGCGCCATTGCCGGCCGGCTTTTACATTCGCGAACGCGCCGCGCCCGGCATCCTTCAGGCAGTCGGGCATGCATCCCGCGGCCTTGCTGCCCGGACACAAAATGGCGTCGGGCATTAGTGACAGACTCGCCACCCGGACCGCGTCGCCTAGTTTTTGGGTTTTGGCAACCTTCGTGTTGCCCGGCTTCGCGCCGGTGTCCAGCAATGGTCGGTTATTCATTGTTGCCGCCCTCCATCGCTTGCACGTTTTCCGCATGGTCCGCGAGCGCGGCAATGCCAGCCATGCCCGATAAGGCAAAAGCAAAAGCAACGCCGAGCCCGGAGCCGGCGAACGTGGTGAATAGAAGCGCGGACATTGTCGCCCAGATGGCGAGTTTAGTTTTTCCGTTCATGTTGTGTTTTCCTTTTTTGTTGATGCGGGATGCATCGCGGAGCGCATCCCCATGCGCTCGACGTTGAATCCAGAATCTAACCGGCGGCCGTGCCGCCATTGCATGCGGCCATCAATTGCTTGGCGGCGTTTGCGAGTTCGCGTTTGGGCAACATGTAAGCGATTTCTTGCGCCCGGTCCCAGTGCTTTTCCTCGGCGGCTAAATGCATTTCTTGTTTACGCCAAGCGGCGTCGCCGTCGAAGTCTTCGCACATCGCGGCGCAATCAACCGCGAAATCAACGAGGCGCATGGAGCGCGCCCAGCTTCGCACCTCAGACTGGTGCGCCGGGTTTATCGCCCGGACAGACTCGGCGGCTTCTAAGTACTCGGCTTTTTTTGGGAATTCGATAGTCATTGTGTCTCTTCCTTTTTTGGTTCGGTTCGGGTTACAGGTTGGTGTTATTGCCGGGTTCGGTTTCGGCGTATTGAATCAACGCCTCGCGAATGGTCCGCTCGCCGACGATATTGTTGAAGTTTTCGCGCTGCCATAAATCGAGCTGGCAGTAGGCGCTAAACAATTCGCGCATCGCGCGGTCCAAGTCTGGCGCCCGGCTTTTCGCTACGCCGTTGTCGGTCAAAAAGCTTTCGTATCGTGTTTCCATTTTCCTTTTTCCTTACTGGTTGTTTATACAGTGCGCCGCCACCCCGTGGCAGCGCTGGGGATTTTATACAGGACCGGATTTACACTGTAAACCCGCCCGTTCCTTTATACGCAAAAAAAAAGCCGGTGCCCGATGATAGATGCTACCTATTAAAACGGCGCGAGCTCGCGCCCGATCGGGCCCGATCCGGGCCCTAAAACCCGCCAAGCGATAGGTTTTGTCGATTTATGCCGGAAAATCGCTAAACCATCCGCCGCTTTTGTTTTGGATGGAAGTCTAAGCCGCGAGATTTGGAAGTCTCTTTTTCACTTCCACCCGCCGCGCCCTACCCGATCGCGATTCATTCCCGGCCGATTGCCGGCGATTCTCTCGCCCGGTCCGCCATTCCCTCCCTATTGCCGGCGATCCCGGCGGATTTTCCGCGATTCTCCCCGATTTCGGCCGATTCCCACCAATTTTCGACCGATTGCCGCCGATGCATGCCGCCGGACCCGAAATCCGGCCATTTGACCCCAAAAATGACCTCCGTGGGATAGTAAAGACACTCCGTGGGATAGTAAGCACCAAAACAGCACTCCGTGGGATAGTAAATGACCTCCGTGGGATAGCCTTTGCACCCAGGAATGGGCCGCGCCTGGCCGCTGGATGCTCCGTGGGATAGTAAAGGCCAAAAGTAGCTCCGTGGGATAGTAAATACCCCTTCGTGGGATAGTAAAGTAGCTCCGTGGGATAGCCTCTACTAAGCCCTGCGCGTCCTCTCTGCCTGCTTCAACGCCTTGTTGAACTCGAACATGATGCGCTTGCGAGCGTAGCCATAAGCGATATCACGGGCCGGGAACAGCCTTCTGATAGGTCTGCTCTTGTTACCAGTGGTGAAGATCTTCTTCAGCTTCGTGCCGCCCTTCTTTCGCTTCACTCCCACCCGTTCATATAGGCCAAGGAACTTATCGGTCTTGGGTTTGCCGGCAGGGAATCCGTAGAAGTATCTATCTTTGTTCGCACGATACTTGGCGTATGCATCTGCCTTGATGTTGCCGTGCTTATTGATAGCGCCTCTGGGAGTGTTCTTCGTAGGCTGCAGCAGGTTGGTTCTACCAGGCTTGTCTGGCGGCAGTACGGTTCCGCCTTCAATGATGTTTTCCAGGTAACGTCGCTTCATACCACCGCCACCGCTACTCGGGTCTTTGGACCCCGTAACAGATGTCCTGGTGCCAGCTAACTCCGCGAACACAGTGGCCTGCAGGTTCTTCTTCGTGGACTTGATGTACTGGAAGCCCTGCTTGGTAAACCGCTCTGCCCCGCCCTTTAGATACTTGTCTACTTGTCTACGAAGCTCGCCTTGACCGCCCTGGCCTACCGCAATCTGAAACGCCAGTTTGTTCAGTGCGACAGACGCAGCAAACGGCACCTGGTCGTTGTGGATAACACTCAGCTTCTTGATTGCCTGGTCGATATCGAACTTAGCGAACTTTAGCTTGCTCGGGCTATCAGCTATCAGGTGTGGAGTCAGCTTGTTCATACCGGGTCGTTGAAGTCCAGTTCGCTGTACTCAACCTGCAGGTATTCGGTAATCGAAGATAGCGCGTGGCATGTGCAACTGCACTCTGAGCAGATCAGCATTAGGTGTATGTCCACTATCCACTGGGAGTTGCCACAGTCTGGGCAACTAAGCACAACGTGCTCAGTGGGCCTTGTCGGGAAGTCAATGATGTCAGCCATGTCGGCTCCTTGTCTTTGAACCGATAATGACTGTGGACCGCTCCGTGGGCTAGTCGTTTTCTGTGGATAGGTCAGTGACTACTAACACTGGGCTGATGCACTTAGGGCACCGAGCCAGGAGGTGGTCACTGCGGTAACTGTAACCGCATGAAGCGCAATCTATCTGGAACCGTACATCTCGCGTAACATTCTCACGCCATCTTCCCCCAGCTTCGCGCTTACCTGACTTGGTAGTGTGTTGTTGTTCAAATCGTCGTTTTGCTGCGTGCTTGCCCATTTTGTCCATTCGTCAATTGCCCTCATCCTCTCTATGATTTCTTCACTCAGTTCCTGCATCAATCTGTTCGCCCTTTACCTTTAGTCGGTAGATGTTGTTCACCCACCATGTGAATTCGTACTCGTCCATCGTTCCCTTCATCATGTTGACGCTGTACGCCACAATCTGAATGTTCTTCTTTATGTAGCCCAGTTGTGGGTTGATTCTGTCGATGGAGCAGTTGAATGATTTTGCTCCACCGCCGTCTCGGTAATGGGTTAACACCACCCCACTTAGCGCGCATCGTCCGTCCTGTTTCTCATATATCTCAACAAAGTCATCTACTGTGACCTTCCAATCGTATCCCTGCTTCTTCCTGTTGTGCCCCAGGCTGCTGTGCAGTTTCTTTAGGTAGTATGTAACGTCACCGTTCACCTTGGCGTACATCGCCTCTCGCCGGCACTTACTACATGAAGAAACCTTGTTAGCGCGCCGCTGCGGCTCAAATTTGCTCGGGGACAGGTGCTCCTTGCATATGCGGCAAAATATGGTCTCCCCCTGGTCATCGTTGTCCGTATCTTTCTCAGGCCGACCTTTCCCTAGCCCTGTTTGAAAGCTCATGTATATACGCCTCGTAGTCCAACCCGAACTTCTTATCGAACCATTTCGCCCAAGTATACTTGCCTGACGGGACCATCGCCCTTTTCTTTTTGTTTGCGTAGATGTCGCGTGCCATGCAGCACACTAGATAATCGTGATCTGAATCAAAGTCCTCTCGTCCCAAGCTCATGCAGACTCTCCTTGTATTCCTTTTCTATCTCCAGCAACTCATCGACCGTCAGCGGCCTAGAGTCACGCGCCTTACCCTGCAGCCACTCCACTGTCTCTCTGCCATAGGTGTCTATCATGTGCAGTGTGTACTCCATAAGCGCCCCGTGGCGAAACCGATTGCACTTAGGACACTGAGGCCAAATGTTTTCCTCTATGAAATATACAGCATCAAATGTCTTGGGTATGAAGTGACCGGCATGCATGTCACGCCAGTGCTTCTTTGAACTGCAGGTTGTGCATTGGACCATGCCGTCTGCATCGGCGTGCTTGCGACGTATGTACTCGCTGCAGATGCGCCAGGCGCGATTGCGTACTGTCTTCTTGGTTGGCTTACGGGTTTGGGGCTGCGTTGCTCTAGGAGCCATGAATCATCCTGGACTTTATCAGTAGGTTGTTTAGCTCACTCAGTCGCCTGGTCGCTTTGCTGCGCTCTTCGCCATCATCCAGGTTGAGACCAAGACCGGCTAACCGGCTTGGCCCCCTCCCGCCCCACGCGATATCCATGTTGAAAAGCTCGGACTCTGTCCGCCTAATCGCCGCCTCAATCATTCGTGGCTTCGCTATGAAGTTCACGTTATCCATTAACAGCCTTGATTGGCCGATGCATGGCGACACACTTCACGCACTTAGACTGACCTGGGTGGGATACATGAGAGAACGCCGCTAGTGGTTTCCACTTCCTGCAGATACCGCACTGGCTCACACCATCCTTCATCGACTCAGACCTGACTGCGTAGTCGTATTCGGTTACCTCGTTACCTTTGGCTAACCACTCCTCCACTAATCGGTTAGAGTTCTCGCGCAGCTTGCGCTTCTCTTCCGGTATCGATGACATCATGCTGCAGATCTCCCACTGCCCATCACCTCATCAATAACCGATTTGCCCAGCGTGCCACGCATGTAGGACTGCTCCTCTGTTTCCCAAAACCTCTTTATAGCAGCATCTACGAGCTTTTCCATCCACTGTGGGGCGTCCTCCGGCATGGTTACCTCCAGGGGCTTGCCCTCAAGGTACATGCCGTGGAAGTCCACACCGAGCTTATGCTCCAGCATCCTGTCTGCCATGATGCATAGCTCGTTAAGTTCACGCTCTCTGTCGCCACGCTTCGATACCATGCCTTCAGACTTCTGTGGAGAGAAGGCATAGACTTCTTTAGTAATCTCAGCGATGTCAGGAAAGAACTGGTTTTTAGTCAGCAGTCTCCCCAGAGCCTCTGTGAGTTGCACCTGCGTGAACCGGCTCAGTTCCTGGTAGTAGATGTCTTCCAGTACCGGCCAATCCTTCCTTTTGTTTGGCTTGTAGGCCAACCACTGCTTAAAGCAGTCCTTAAACATCTGTCTGTCCATGAGTCCCCCTCATTCCTCTGTTTGTTTTGGTGCCATTTCCTTTTCGATGATTACGTCTATCACCTCTAGCAGTTTGGCTAGAGCAGCGGAATCGCCGGTCTTTGACCATTTGATGACGTATTCGACAGCCTTGCCCCTGGCATAGCTGAGTTCGTTAGCTACTGAGTAGTCAGTGTAACGAATCGGTCCTGGCTGGTTTGCTTCCATCTCCAATATGAACTGCGCGTACTGGCGTGCCTTACGCAGGTCATTGATTGGGTCTTTCTTCGCACGGGTTATGTACTTGACGATGTTCGTCTCGCACGGTCCCAGGTCGTTGCCAAGGCAGAACTCTATGGGCTGGATAACCAGCCGCTCATAGTGATCACCGCCTACCTGCTTGTGCTTAAAATGGGATGTCATCTTCATATTCATCCTCTTTTGTCACGGGTGCGGCAGCGGGTTTAACAGTAGGGTTGTCGCCCTTTTTGTCTAGCAGTTCAACTTCGTTAGCTATGACTTCGGACCACGTTCTCTTCTCGCCATCCTTCTCGTACTGGCGGTTAGATATGCGGCCGACAATGGCTACTTTGGACCCCTTCGCGCAATACTGCATGATGATTTCAGCAGTCTTGTTGAACGCTGTCACGTTGTGCCAGGTGGATTCGTCTTTGCGGTCGCGGGTAGCAATGCTAAAAGTCACCACGGTGGTGCCGTTAGCTGTTTGCTTCTGTTCCGGGTCTCTACCCAGGTTACCAATCAAGAATGCTTGATTCATGCGTTGCTCCTTATCTTTCTATTCTTCATCTTTAGCCCCCCCGCGTGGGGGGATATATTGAAGATGTTAAGAACTGCGTTAACAGCGTTTATCTCAACATCATCAAATTCTTCACTCTAGAGCTACCGTCAGGACACACACCGTCCTGCGCCGGGTATAAGCACTCAACCCCTGACTCGCGTTTTAGGTTCCAGCTAAATGGCTGTCCCTTATGCCTAGTCCGTCAGGCGAACTGTCGGCGGTGCTCGCTACCGTGTCTCGTAGTCTCTGAAGGCTCCGGGCCATCCTTCAGCATCACACCCGCTTTAAAAAGGTTGGGCAACCCAGGAGAAGGAAAGAAACTCCTGGGCCGCCCCTATCACAGCCCCAATGGAGGGGGGAGAGGACTGTGGTAGTTACGCTGCATCATCCAGAAAACGCTCAATCTCTGCAACCCTATTATCAGGAATACCCTGATTTCTCCACTTACAGACCGCTTGCCTGGTGATGCCTAGAAACTTGGCAAGGTCCGTAAGCGATGCGTCCTTCCGCACCAGCCGAACCTTAAATTCTATCCAATCTTCGTTGCTCATAAACGCATTAGGCCATAACAGGTTTGCATGTGCAACTACTTCATGTATATTGGTTGTCAATGTTGAGGTTGCAGCGGAGACTTGTGTGACAAATGTTAAAAGTAAAGAGGAAGCATTAGCGGAAGTTACGTCGATGTGGATTCAACGTGTTGGTTCTTCGATAAAGCAGATGGAAAACCCGTTGGACGGCTTGTTTGAAGAATCATTGATGGTAGCTGACATCGAATACAGAAACGGAAATTATGAAAAAGCTCTCAGTGAAGTGATGCTAATTTTTGAGGGTATCAAGATGTTTACGCCAGGAAGCAACGCATGCATCTGCCAACAGGAGATTGCATGAGAATCCTAACCTGGGACTGTGACCGTCAGGGCTGCTATCACGAGAAGATGTGCCCAAAGCTAGGCGTGTTCGATGAATGCCTGCCGTCAAAGATGGGCATGAGCGATGTGGATGGGATAGTTGAAATCAACGGTCGCTTTCTCTTAGTGGAATGGAAGTCGTTCCAGGGCGATATACCTGCTGGTCAGCGTATAATGTTCCAGCGACTGACTGAGATAGACAAAGCCATCACCGTCCTGGTGGTGGTCGGAGACCCACAACTAATGACGGTCCAGGGATACCGCAAGATCTGGGGTGGCGAGGTGTTCCCTGCTGTCTTGACAGATCTTGATGGTTTGAAAGTAAAGATAAAGGCGTGGGCAGATCTGGCCTACGCATCGAGGTTCAAGTGATAGAAGAAACGAGAGAATACTCCTGCGCGGTTTGCAAAGAGGACACTATGTTCATCTTTTTGGAAGCCGAGCGGGGTGATAGGGACCAACCGGGCTGGGAAGCCTGCTGGCAATGCTTAGAGTGTGATGAATACACAATCGACTTATGGGAGATAGATAATGACTGATGGAATCGTGAACATCCGGGGCAAGGAATATAAGACCGTTGCTCTACGGGTTGCTGAGTTTAGAAGCAAGCATTCGATATCCGAAGGGTGGGGCATCGTGACCGAAGCCACTGAACTGAACGAGGTTATAAAGGTGAAAGCCTGCGTGATCTCGCCAGAGGGCAAGGTTGTAGCCACCGGGCACGCAGAGGAGCGTCGTGGCAGCAACAACATCAACAAGACCAACGCCATTGAGAACTGCGAGACCGGCGCTATCGGGCGCGCACTGAGCGCCTGTGGCTTTGCCGGCGAAGAGTTTGCCAGTGCAGAAGAGATGCAGCGCGTAGAGGAGCCTACACCCGCAGCCCCGGTTGACGTGATTGCGGAGATTATGAAACTAGCTGAGACCAAGAAGGTCAATCTGGACAAGGTGACAGCGGCTTATGGTGTAACTGACATCCACGCGCTCAATGAGGACCAGGCAAAGAATGCAATCAAGCGTTTAGGTTCCCAGAATGGAGCAGGGTAGCCAGGAATGGCATATGGCTCGCCTGGGCAAGCTAACCGGCTCCAGGTGCCATGATGCCGTAGCTAAGACCAAAAGCGGCTACAGCATGTCTCGTAAACGCTACATGGACGAACTGATGGAGCAGCGCCTGACCGGCGTTCCATCAGAGAACTTCGTAAGCAAGGATATGCAGTGGGGCACAGAGACTGAGCCTCACGCCCGCGCTAGGTACGAGTTTGAATACATGGTCGATGTTGTAGAGGTGGGAAGCATCCCCCACCCTACCATTGAGAACGCCAGCGCCTCGCCCGATGGCCTGGTCGGTGAGAAGGGTTTGATTGAAATCAAGTGCCCGCGCACCACCACCATGATTAACACCGTATTGAGCAATGCCATCCCGGATAACTACGTCACGCAGATGAACTGGCAGTTAGCCTGTACGCAGCGTGATTGGTGTGACTTCGTGATGTTTGACCCGAGACTGCCCGTAGAGAATCAGATCTGGATTGTGCGGCACGTCCCGGAGCCTGGTGTTATCGAGGAGCTTGAAGGTGAGGTGAGATTGTTCTTAGAGCAGCTAGATGAACGTATGTCGGAGTTCTTGGCTAGTATGACCAAATAGCAGGGCTTGGTCGGTCATCGCACACATCCAAGTGTATGAACCGGCCGTTACCCTTCTGATTGACACCAATCCTCTGTATCCCCGCTTGCTGGGCCAACTCTATCAGGCGTAACGCCTGGTCCCCCTTCACGGCTATGTCTATTGCTTTGCCGGTTGTATGCGCGCCAGGGGCACTCTTCCTGGCCTCTATGGGATGATCAGGACATCGGTATCCACTGGTTACCACGAATGGGAACCCCGCCTGTTCGCGCAACCGGTCCATAAGGTCCATAAAATCGCCATTGATGTTCTGCTTGCCGCAATGCTGGCACGCAAGCTCCGCATGGGTAAAGTACTTCACTTGTCTGACTTGTGGCTCGCACCGAAGTAAAAACTAACCACCGCGCTCACGATGCCGCCCAAGTAACCCAAGACCAGGTTAACAATGCCCTCGTTCTGTTCCGGCATCATCGTAACCATGCTCACATACCCACCAAAGAACAAAAACGCCAGCATAGCTAAGACTTTGGGCGTCCAATCACCGCTGTTAGCTTGTCTGGCGTGCTGTATGTCGGCGGCTTCTAGCTCGAATATATCGACTTCCAATTCGGCCAGCCTGGTCTTGTACGCCAGGTCAGCCTTCTTGATTTCAGCCAGTTGTTCAGGGGACGCCTCACTCAGAGCGCGCTGTACTGCCTGTGGCTCCGCAGCGACACCTAGTACCTGGGCAAGCACCTTGCCGGCACCACCACCAACTGGTCCACCGATAGCGGCCCCAATGGTTGGGGCTACTGCGCCGACAATTGCCTTAATCGCATCCCATTTCATAGTTATTCCTCTATTATCTCGGCTTCTTCCGGTTCCATCTCAGCCTTGATTTGCTGGGCGTGGAACCTGATGGACTGCTCGGCTTCCTGTTGAGCCAAGATCAGACGCACAATCTCTGCCCGTAGCTCACCTATCCGGCGTGCTCTGATCTTCGCGTCTTCACTTAGGTCTTCTTCCGTGTATTCGATTTCGTCGATTGTAATCATTTCACCTTCTCTGTTGTTGAATGGGAACTTAACATTACCTAGTCACCCAGCTTATCAAAACCGCCAACGTAAGCGGAACGAGGAACAGAAGAACAGCGATAACTGACAGCACCTCGCGGACATCCTTCCAGAACTTTTTCTTTTCGGCAGCCTGACGCGCTAGTTCTGCTTGTTTAGCTTTTCTAGCTTCAGCCATCGAAGCCATCGCTTCTTTGTACAAGTCGCCATTACCGCTTACGGTAAACATGTCGCGGATCTCGCGCATAGTTTCTTGGATTTGCTTCTTTGCCAACGCTGCTTTCACAGCATCAGCCTCTGACAGCTTACCCTCGTTTTGAGCGCGTTGAAGTTCTACTTCTGCACCACCAAGCGTCGATAAGAAAGATGAGATGCTTGAGATGTCATTGGTGGTCTGAGCGACCTGCTTGATAGCGGAAGTAGCGGCATTCACGCCAGCGACGATGGCGGCAATTTCGCCTATCACTGGATATTTGCCATCAAGAGCGTGATAACCGCCGTGGCCGCAGAAGCGACAACGAGCCAAGCAAGACGTTCCCACCGCGCAGCGTGTGCATCCGCGACTTTCCGCAGATTACGCAGTTCAGTCAAAGCCTCACCCCACCTCTGAGCACATTCTTGCTCGTGTTTGGCGATTTTCTCTAACGCTTGCTCGGCCCTGTCACTCACCAAGGTACTCCATCAGCGGTTTCAGGCGTGATCTGCCCGTCAATATTGGCTTGCAAAGACGTTTGAATCGCATCTTTGTCAACGCCATCAGCCCAGCACCAACCAAGTACATCAGCTTCAGTCAAATCCGCATACGCTATGTAATCGGAAGCAGACGGGTCTGGGGTAAACCCACTGGTGCCGTAGCTCGTAGCGGTGTAGGTCACAGCGTCATCACCAGAGCCTTGCGTTTGCGAGGCGTTGCATCGCCAGTGCGCTACGATTACAGCGCCATTCATATCTTCGGGAAGTAGGTCTCGTTCAAGGGTTGAGATGACCCATTCAAAAGTAGCTGACATTAGCTATTCTCCAGTTGATGTACGCGACTGCGTAGTGATTGAATCTCTTTAACAAGCATTGGAACTAGCTTGCTGTAGTCCACGCCCATCATTTCGTCTGAGTCAGCGTCTCCACTGACAGCTTCTGGTGCAACGGTCTGTAGCTCTTGAGCAACCATGCCGTAATCTTGATGAGAGCCGTCAACCTTCCAGTCAAACTTGCGTACTTGGATAGCATCTACCGTGCTTCCAGCGTCATCAGCGTCTGCAATATTTTCTTTAAGGCGTTGGTCTGATGAGGTGACAAGAGCCGTTCCTGAAGAAGTTGAAGTGATGCTTCCGACAGCACTAGCGTCGTAATAGAAAATTATTTGCGATCTTGTGCCACTAGCGCCGCTTGCGTTTCTACAAATCAGCGGAGCAGTTGCCCCAGATCCGGCGAACAGATGGGCGGTGTAGGCATTGCCGTTATTATTTACTGTCAGCCGTTCACCAAACGAATGACCCGTAGTGCCAATTAAAACTTTGCCTGTTGAGTCAACGCGCATGCGTTCTGTAGGAGTTATATCCGTTCCAACAGAGACAGTGGCTTCTGCGTCTGCATAAAACTTAATTGCGCCGTAGCCAGCCGAAATCGCAGTTCTTGCCCACGCAGCCGAATGAGAGGATGCCATCTTGTTGAAGGTATCAGTTTGCTTGTACCCGCTGCCCATTACAGCGGCGGCGCTTGATGCCTGCCTGAATACGTTTGCATAAGAAAGATTTGAGCCTTCAGAGAAACTCAGGTTGTAGTTGTTAACAAGGGACAGTCCAGCAGCTCCCGCGTTTGTGTTCCCCACCGTCAAGTTGCCTGACGTATCGATGCGCATGCGTTC